AGGCGCGTTTGATTGAGCTATGTAATGGCACTCTGACAATCATATCTCACGGCAGGGGCAAATACGGTCGCATTCTAGGGGTGCCATACACAGAGAGCGGTGCTGATATGTGCAAAACCCTCATTGAAGAGGGTCATGCGGTTGAATATTGGGGTGGTAAGAAAGTTAAATTGTGGGGGTAACTTCACAGGTGTTGTTGCTACCTATGTCCCAAAGAACCGCCTTTATTTCTTCATCGGTTAAATGGCTATTTATTGCACAGGCGCTTATATGCCAGTATTTAACGTGTCCGTACAGCTTAACTTGGTCAGCGGCCTTGTCATACAGGTCTTGAATAGTTGGGTTAATCATCTGGTGGTTGGTAAATTCTTTCATTTTATTTTACACCTTTTATTTCATCAAATAAGTTTGCAAGAAAAATGCGGTGCTTAACCCATGCTTCATATGCCATAACCCCACACTCATTAGCCGCTGACTCAGCCATTTCTTCGCGCCACTGCTCTTTTGTAAATTCGTTCATTTTTTACACCTTTTATTTAATTTGTACGTTTAGTATACCAGATTTGTTTACTATTGCAAACATTTATTTTTTATTAGCCAGCCTGTCAAACGCTATCCTGACATGGGTTTCTACTAACGCCCGATACTGCTCAGGAACTTGGCTTAACAACTCGCGCCTTTCTAAGATGGTTTTTTTCTCTATGATTTTTGAGGCGTACTGTCTTGGACGAGTGCCTAGCTCAAGATGCTTTGTGAAAAAATTAGACTGAGGGTTTAGTTGGTCAATGAATATGTGGCCACTCTTTGAATCTTTATTGTGTCTTTTCATATTCTACATCGGCTCTTATTTGTCTTTATTTTTATTATTTTCCCACTGTTTTTGCTTGTCGCACACAATCAGATAAGCGCCATGCATTAGCACACTAAGGGACAGCAAAAATGCACATCCCATAATAAGCTCTATCAATCTTTGCTTTTCCACATATCTTTTACATCCATAACGCCCATCAACTCCTCAGCAACTTCATCGCAAACTTTGCAGAAACGAACCTCACAACCATCTTCATCTTCACCATAAGATAACTCAAGATCATGTGCATCGCAATATTCGGCATCATCTTTAATCCAAGGGCAATCAGGTAGGGATTCGTCACAATCCCCCCTATCCAGCATCGTACTCAATGTAAATCACCCCTTACTGCAACATCCGTTTTTTTGGAGGAGTTAACAGTTTTCCAGCTTTTTACCATTGATTCCATAATTTCAACAAACTCATTAAAGCTGTATTTTTTTACAGCGTTATCTACATGGTTTTGAGCCTTGATGGTAAGAATAACAGACTCCATGATATCAATGCCTCCAGAGCGGTATTGATCTTCCATCATTCTGGGAAGCTCACTGTCAAAAAACTTATCAATCTTATTGCTCATTGCGATACCCCTTTACCTTTTAAAAAGCTCATTACTAACATCTGGATTCTTACATTTATATCTTGGCTTCCGCTTTCCATCCTAGATATTACAGATCGGTTTGGTTCGCCTTTGGTGTAATATCCTAAATGTGCCGCCAATTCTGATTGGGTGACTCCCGCTGAAACTCTCATTGCTTTTAATTCATTTCCATCAATATTCATTGCTTAATTCCTTACCAGCTTTTGCTGGATTTATGTTTTCTAACATGAATTTTCTATATGGGCGCATCTTTACATCAACGCAGGTATCGCAAACAATCACTTGGAATGTCGTTTGGTCGCACTCCATCCAAGCCTCACTTCTATCGCAAACGTGGCGAGATAACATATCATCAGTATATTTCATCATCTAGCTCGTCCAACTTAATGCCTAGAGATTGCTCTCTAATAGCAGAAGATAAAGCATCTTGAACACTTGAAAGCTCGTCAATCCAACCAGACTTGCTTCTCTGCTCTACTTTTCTAGTCACAACCGCTTCCAGCAAAAGATACACTTGCTGTTTTGTAAGCGGCACATTTAAAACGTCCATCTTAAGAACCCTCTATAATCTCAATTAACTGGTCAATATCGCCATCATCTAATATTGCTTGCAAAGCAAGCATAGGAACATCCGTTAGACATTGGCCGTACTTAATTTCTAGCTCGTCAAGAAACTGGCTTATATCAGAAATGTTATTTTTCATCGGAACATTCAGAGTCGTACCATTGCCAGACCCTTTCCTTGCAGTTTTCCCAAGCCGTTCCGAATAATCTGGCCAGCCTTACGTTAGCTTCGTCATGACCATACTCGTCAACGAACTCCTCATAATTATGCTTTATGCAACTCAAGGTCAGCATATCGGTTGCCTCTTTGCTTTCAAACATATCAAAATCAAATATTACTTTAGTCATAAATTTCTCCTCAGTTTTTTATAGTAAACTTTTTTGGCCTAAATTGCAACCCATAACGTGCTAGTTCCACCTACACTCGTCTCTGAGAATCAATACATTCCCAAGCACTCCATCTTTAGATATCAGAACGCCCTCTGGTTTTAGCATCGCGGTTGCCGCTTTGTTTGACTCAAGTGCTTTTCCGTCCCTAGTTCTTCCATCCTCATTCATAAGAACTTGCGAACCATCACGCAAGGTAATGACCTGAACGTAACCATCAACAAATTTCTGAGCTTCTTCTAGGGTCACTTTATGCGCGGATATTACAATGACAGCATCGCTATCATCGTTGATAATTTTGAAAGGTGATAGGTGGCTTGTATCAGACATTGTTGGCATTCTCCACATATCTATCAATGACGTTAGAAAGCTCGTCAAAATAAATGTTGTGTAAAACTGTCACACAATTATCGTATGCGACTGGCCTTACATTGGTGTCAATGAACTCAACCATATAAGTATCATCCCAACTTAAAGTCACTCTGACCTGCCCAGAAAATAAGGCACCATCAACAGTAAACTCAAGAAACCCTCTCCCTTCATCGCTATCTGAGGTTTTCCCCCAAGGTTTCTGGAAAGCCCAGCACATCATCATATGTCGGCCGCTATTTCCGTGAGCATCTTGCCCAGCCTGTATCTGAGACAAAATAGTATTCGCTACATAGTTTTCCATTTTACTTCCCCTCATAGGCGTTGCGCCCATCTTCGTATAAGCTAATAATAAACTTTGCTTCAGCGGTTATACCGTGATGCCTCTTTAGGGCGCTCTTGTACGCTTTTTGTAAAGCCGCGTTATCTAAGAATCTTGCACCAATGGCAACTTGGTTCATTCCATGCATCTGGCGCGTAGCGTTTAAAGTTCTAAAATAATTTTGCATTTTTAACACCTTTTATAAGTTAGTTTTTGTTTCAACAAGTTTAGTATACTATACAAATTAAGAAAATAAAAGCACATTTCGGGCTTATATTTTGACCTTATGCTTGCCCCTGTAAACCCCGATAGCTTCAATTACTTTGTGAGGTACGGTCATTGGATTCCTTATAGAAAAAATCAACATATCATCTAAAGATAAGCCTAAAAAATCCATTTCTTTTTTTAGTATTTTCATTGCGGTTTCGTATTTCATTTTCTTCTCCTTGGTATGTTTGTTTAGTATACTATACAATCAAAGCAATTAAAAGCCCATTTCGTGCATTTTGTTTATTTATTTTCGTAAAGGGATTGAGCTAATTCTTGCCCGAATGTCTCTGATCTAAAGTATCGTGCGAAGAATTTAAATTCGTTTCCAAATTTCACATGGAGTTGCGAGTGATGAAAGAAGCATAGCGGGATAGCGTTTCTATCGTCGGCTCTCATTCCCATACCGCGCCCACCGACCCAAGGCTTCATTAGATGGTGCGCTTGCGTATGTCCATTGCATGAAACGTCTTTGACACAGCACTCAAGATCAGCAACAAACTCAAGATGCGCCCTATCTTTTATTCTATCCGAATGCTTTTTCATTTTTTTCAATTTAATTTCTCGCAAGCGTTGATTAAGCGCGTTTCGGCCACCACACGCGCAACATGGTGCATTGTTAAAGCCATCGCTTGCTAAAGGCGATTTTTAAAATGGTATGTCATCATCAAAGCTATTATATTAAAACGCGCCCACCATAGATAGGCGCGGCTCTAATTCTACTTTAGAAAGGAATGTCGTCTTTGTCAAAGCTATTTGTCTGAGGCTGTTGGTTGGCTGATTGTTGGTTGCTAGAACCAAAATGCTGACTGTTGCCATCGTTAACACTCATGGATATGCCTAAGTAGTTCTGTCCAGATGCCGCAACATTATTCCAAGCCCCGAACTTATAACCTTGCCCATCAATAGTAACTTTCCCGCTTACGTCTGGAGATTTTGGGTTCTGCTTTTTTTCTGGGGGGTTGTAATACACTCTACCAGCGGATACCGAAAGCTCATAAATCTCTTCACCCTTTTGTGATTGCGCCTTCAAAAGAGAACAGTATCTAGTGACACCATTAACAGTAATCGTACCTTTGCTCATTATCTGGCAATTTCCATCAACAAAAAACGCGCCTTTTAATTCTTCATTGTCGCTCATAACATATCCTCATTGTTAGTTACTAACCTGTATTGATAACCTCTAGCTGGGATTCCAGTATTTGAAGGTATCTTTTCTCTAAATAAAACCTCGCCTGAAAGTGGCAGGTCGTATTTCTTTCTTTTGTCATAATGCCTTAACGCCCTAATTCCTGCGCTAATTGTTGGTTCGCCATAGTAACAATCATATCTGTGGTTAATCGCTTCTTGCAAGCCCCAGAACGTCCAAGGGCGTCCATCTGACATTAACTCTGCTATTGCGTCTATAAGACCTTTTTTCATCATGCACCTCATTTCTCATATAGTTTAATTAGCTGGCCAAAGCTGGTTTTAATGGCGCTTCCATCGGGACTGTTAACCAGTGCCGTTTTAATATATCCCTGAGTTTCAGAGTTATATATATTTTGACAAGCCTGCGACTCTGGATTGGCTAAATGCTTTCTACATTGTCCAAGAAATTCACTCTCTCCAGTACACGCCTCTATCAAAGTTCCTTGCAACATAATTTTGTACAAGGCGTTTGTATCCGTTGTCGGTACGCTAACACTTTCCTTTTTAATAGCTTTTGGTGCCGCATAAACCTTGTCTGTTTTCTTGCGAGTAATCATAGCGGTTTCAGCATCATCATCTTTCTGGTGTCCAATTCCGCAAGCCATAGATAGGCTGTATCTTTTTGCATACGTCAGGGCAGAGCCAAATCCTTGGGGGTCGCGCTTATCTGCTGGAACGGTAAACTGTCCAGTGCGTAGCTCACCACCATGTCCATAGAATACAGTCTCAACACAAACGCCAATATCAGAAGGGTGGCATATCTGCTGGAACATAACGCCATTGTGATTGAGTGGCGGTTTAACCGTAGTTATCACTTCCTCAAGGGTAGCGTAGTCACTTTTAAAATAAGGGTTCTTGCCATCTTTGCTGGCGTGGGTTATTGCTTTTTGCGACTCTATGAGAGCGGTTATCAATTTATCGTTCATTATTTATATCCTTTATTTTTTGAGTTAACACTTCATTTTTTATGGCCAATATAATTTTTTTCTCAACGGTAGATCTCGCGTTTATTTCGCTTGTAGAATAAAACCCTGAATCGTCACCTTTGATTTCTAAATCCATTAGCTGTATAGATTGTCTAATCACTTCTACCTCTTGTTCTGTAAAATAAAATTTCATTCTTTAAATTCTCCATAGTTTTCTAGCGGCAACTCTTTCTCCATCAGACCAGCGCCAATCATCAAGGTCAGGAATCATTAAGCTGGCTACCTCCTCAATGCTGTCTGAGTAACTTAGCAGTCGCATCATATTTGTAGCGGCCTGTCTTACAACAACCATATGAGCATCAACATTCTCAACAGGCATCACAACTACCTTAGAAGCCGTCTTGGTAGCATGCACATAGTCAACAATAGGGATGCAGTTCTCAGCGGTTGCGTAAATGGAAAGCTGTCTACAGGTTGCCGTAGGCACTTTAGTAGGTAAGCGACCAACTGTTTTTATATCTCGCACAACTCCGTCATATAGGAGATCAAGGTATCCAATAATAGGAATTGGCAACTCTTCAAATTCTAGTTTTATTTTCTTCTGAGAGGCTAGGGGTTTACCTAGAGACCTAAAGTGTGGAATTGCAGGGGTAAGGTAACGAGAAAGGTTATCTCTCTCAGATTCGGCTCTGGTGCTGTTAACTGGTATTCTATCGCTAATAGCGCCTTTATGCTCTTCGTCAAAATAATTTTGCGCCCAAGCTATTATTTGAGCATCGCTTACATCAGGCTCCTCTATAGAGATGGTTAACGCTTTATCTACAGCGGTGCCTCTCCACATAGCAGGAATGCCAAACCTATCTCTAAAGCCAGAGACATGCAGTATCCATCGTTGGGGGTTGGTTATAAATTCGTTTATTGAGCTTGCGCTCAGGTGTCCTACATTGTGTTTTTCAAATGGGTTATTGCTCATACATCATGCACCTTGTTTTTGTTTGTGGGCTAATTATGGGACAAATTGGGTTGATATGCAAGCCGTTTCTTGATACCATGCATTAACTAAAGGCGTTACTATGAAACTATCAGCTTGGCTAAAAGAAAATAAAATGACTCAAAAGCAGTTTTTAGAAATTGCCGCTAATTCTCATTCTGCTAACTTTAGTTATCACGCTTTGGTAAAATGGTGTAGTGGACAAAGAATCCCTAGACCAGAAGATATGAAAGTCATCCACAAAGCCACTGATGGAAATGTTTCTCCAAACGACTTTTATCTCTTGTAATTCTCTAGCGCATAGCCCATTATGGGCAGATGAGTACAGACGCAATAAATTGGGTTAGGTTATTACCTTGCCCCACCCCAACCACAAAGCTAGTTCTTTTTATGCTTGCAAACTATGCGAGAAAGGGAACTCATAAGTGCTACCCATCTGAAAAACACCTTGCAGAAATATGCGGAGTATCTGATAGATCAGTGCGTAGGTGCATCGCTTCTCTTGAGGAGCTTGAGTATATTACAGTTCAAAAAAGATTGGGAACAACCAACCTATATAAGTTAGGCATGGACACCAGAGTCCACCCCCCTGCGGACACCAGTGGCCACCCTACTCAGGCCACCAGTGTCCACCCCCCTAGGACACCAGCGTCCTCCAATACATTACCTATACATATTAGAAACCCCCCACAAACAAGAAGGAGAACACAAAATGACCTTGCTGGATGAAGCGTTTGAAAAGCATGGCCTTAAAATAGGCCACTTAGATGAAGGAAACCACAAAATAAAATGTCCAGAGTGCCAACCACCTCACGACTCACATGATAGGCCAATGTCGGTGGAAATATCTCACGATAAGGTTGTGTTCTTTTGCCACCACTGCGAAAACAAAGGAGGAGTAATGGAGCAAAGCGCATTATCTGGCACACAAAAAAGAACGGTTCCTCAGAGAAAATCTTTTACGCCTAACATCGCAAACACCTCAACTTTCTTAGATGATTATTTTGAGAAGAGGGGTATTTCAAAAGAGACTTATGAAGCATTTAAGGTATTTTCTGAAAATGATGAATGGATAGGCTTTCCTTACAATGGGGAGTCAGGGCAGTGTGACAATATAAAATACAGGCATAAAGATAAGAGATTCAAGCAAAGCAAAGACCCAGTGAAATCTTTATATAATTACAAAGCGGTGGCTGAATCAAATGTGGCGATTTTTGTAGAGGGTGAAATGGATGCCTTGAGCGTTCACGAATGCGGGTTTACATGCGTGACTACTTTGCCAGATGGTGCGCCAGCTAAAACCTCCTACAAGGAAAACGACAAGAGATTTCAGTGCTTACAAACCCATCCACTAAAAGCAAATAAGATTGTTTTATTTTGTGATGCTGATGGTGCTGGTGACAATTTAAAGAAGGAGCTGATGCATAGATATGGAAAAGTAAAGTGCTGGTATGTGGTTCCTCCAGAAGATTGCAAAGACGCTAACGATGTTCTTATAAAGCATGGCAAGGAATACTTGCACAACCTGATAACTAATGCGCGGCCTTGTCCAGTTGATGGGCTTTATACGGTAGGCACTTATTACAATGAGGTGATGGACTTATACAGAGGCAATTACGATAAGCCTGTAAATGTTGGGTACGCAAACCTTGATAAAATTTACAAGGTTATGAAGGGAACATTCCATGTTTGGACAGGCATCCCGAACCACGGCAAGAGTACATTTTTAGACCAGTGCTTGATACAGCTTGCAAAAAACCACGATTGGAAATTTGTAATGTTTTCTCCAGAGCATTCCACAAAAATGCATATCAGGAGGTTGTTGCAAATGCTTACTGGCAAACCTTTTGACCAAGGCTTCAATGGGCGAATGACAGAGGAGGAGGCAACCGAAGGTATGCGCTGGATACAAAAGCATTTTTTCTTTATTGAAACCAGAGAGCATATACCCAGCGTGGATAAGATTCTTGAGCTTGCCAAGGTGAGCATACAAAAGTACGGATGCAATGGCATTGTTATAGACCCTTATAACGAGGTTGATGCAAGTAGAAAGGGTAGCTATAGGGAAGACGAGCATATCCGAGATTTTATTAGCAAGTGCAAGCGGTTTTGTAAGATGCACGATATTACAACGTGGGTTGTTGCCCATCCTACCAAGCTACAAAAAGAGAACAACGGATACCAAGCGCCCAGCGCATACGATATTAGTGGCGCGGCTCACTGGCACAACCAAGCTGATGCGGTGGTAGTGGTTCATAGAGATTTTGATAACAACAGTATTCAAGTGATAACGAGGAAGATTAGAGAGCAAGGAATGTACGGACAGATAGGCGAGGCTACGTTTAACTTTGACTTTGCCAGTAGGACGTTTGTAGAGCCTCCTAACGAAGATTACGGATACGGAGGGCGTGGTAATGGCCGCTAGTTCAAAAGGCGAGGAAACGCTTTGCATATTGCTTAGGCACTACAAAATACCTTATCACAGAGAGTTTAGGTTTCACGATATAAGAAAGTGGCGGTTTGACTTTGTGATAGGGGACTTTCCTTCAATGCTAAAAATTGCGGTTGAGGTTGAGGGGGGTGTTTATGCTAATGGACGGCATACAAGAGGGTCAGGGTATTCTGCTGATCTGATTAAGTACAACACAGCAATGATGGGTGGGTGGCGAGTCTTAAGATATACAACCAGCCAGATAAGCGAAAACGTGATACATGATATTAAATACTTAATAAAAACGGAGAGAAAATAATGAAAAAAATGAAAAAGACGGAAAAAGAATTATCAAGGTTAAACGCCCTTTCAACAAATGTTGTCAGATTGATGCGAGAGCATGGAGTAAGCCAGAGCGATATTTCTAGGGCTACAGACCTATGCCAACCACTTATCAGCAGAACCTTGTCTGGATGCAACCCAAGAGTTACGACTGTGCAGACGTTAGCTGATTACTTTGATGTAAGTATGGATGAACTGCTAAGGAGAAAACGACGTGAATGGTGAAAACAATTCTTATACACAAAACCTAAGGTCTGACCCTCTTGATAAATGCATTGAAGTTTGGGAGGACGCAATTGCTAACTATGAGGCGGCTCAAATTAGATATATTGAGGTTGAATCTAGCTTTAAAGCGTGGGAGGCCGCTATCAAGATGGCGCATATGAGAAACAAGGCATCGGGGGTTATGGCTGAGGGGTTGGTGAGAACCCATAACGATTGGGAGGGAAGGTATCTTGAGGCTCAAACTTTATCGGTAAGGGCTGAGACAGCCAAAAGGATATTAAGAATATCAGAGGCTAAATGGGAAACGGAAAGATCACGACAGGTAAGTCTAAGAAATTTAAAGTAGACAAAAAACCATTTTAAAATGCGCTCCAAAAACCAAAAAACTTTTTAAACGAAAAAGAGTTGATCAAATTTTTATAGGACTAGCGAATAATTTAAAATGTTGCCGAAAAAAGCAAAAAACTTTTTAAGCGAAAAAGAGTTGCGTTTTTTTTAGTTGATGGCTGAATAAATAAAAAAATGGCTGAAACTTTTGAAAACCTAAAGTAAAAACACGCTACTCTACAGCCCTTTAAGTACGGGGCTTTCAGGGGGTGACATTTTATTTTCATTTTTGAAGGGGCTTGAATTAGTCCAATAAAAACAACTTACTTTTTTTGACTGGTTTTTAAGGCTTCAGAAATTTACAATTTTTTTGGAGGTCAAACTTAGGTCTAAATAATTAAGTAATTTTTTTGATGCTGTTTTAAGGGTCTCAGAAATTTATAAAATATTTTAGGGTCTAATTGCGCGTTTAAAAAAGAAGAGAAAAAACCCCACTTAGTAGTCAACTAGTGGGGTTTGGTTTTATTGCTGGTTTAAATAACTATCTGTAACAGCATCTTTGAGCTTTCTGTTGTCTAGCGAGAAATCATAATATCCTGTAGCAATTCCGTCAAGGTAGTAGTTGGAGGGTGGGTATAGGCTATCTTGGTTTCGCATAATGTAAATCATAACTAAGCCATGCTCTGTCTCAATAAACTTTTTAACGTACAGGTTAGGGTATCCTTCGTATCTATCAAGGCTCTTTTCACAATCTTTTGTTATCTTCCACAATCCTAGTGGAACAGAGCTTCCATCTGTAGATACCTCTACATCGGCAACCCCTCTAAATTTTAGCGCGTGTCCCTTCAGCGTATAGCTTTTCACAGGCGTAGCGTTCTTGCATCTGAACTCCATCTGGTCTTTGTTAAGGTTGGAGCCATAAGCCCCATATAAGTATTCAGTTATTGTATTCATCTTGATATTTCCTTTTTGGGTTGTTTAATTTGGGTTTAAGAAAGCTCTTCTTGGCGCTCTCTCAGGTAATCTTGGATTTGGGTAGTTATGCCGTGGTAAACGCCTTGATCATTTTCTGAGACTGTAACAGGGTTGCTTACAGCGGCCATAAGCTCAGAGTAAGGGAGGCCGTATACTTCTAGCAGGTTCTCTAACTGGTGCAATGGGCGCAAACCTTTTGATTTCATTGCAGAACCGCTAACATATAGCTCTGAGATTTGGCAATTAGACAGCCTAGTTACTAAGACTCCGTTTTTAACAACATTCCAGCTCCTAGTAGACTTGCTATAACTAAAATCACCGCCCCACTTTCCTACTAAAGTTTTAAGCTGTGCATACCATGCACTAGGCTTGACCGCTGTTGAGCCAGCCATCTGGATGCTACTCTCAACAAACTGCATTAGGAAAGAAAGCCAGTTCACAATTTTCTTGAACTCAGTTGTTCCGCTATGCTGGCGAAACTCAATAGAGCCTCTGCTGGCTATGTTAGTGAGGTTTACTTTGTAGTAACGCTCTGCGGCTCTAGCCGCGTTAGGCTTACACGTTGCGCGTTTAACAGCGTTCTTTACGCTTGCAGTGCTGGCACACCAGCGAGGGCTTCCTCTGCGAGAGCGGGGCATACAAAGATCAATTTGCTCTTCATGGTTTGAGTACCGCTCATAGGTAGTTTTGATTTCGTTAATGTTCATTTCACGGCAATCTAAATGAACGTGCAAACCACAGCTACGGTTTACAGTAACGCCTTCTACAGAATTGAGCGCCTCAATTACACGCTCTAACTCTCTAACACCCTCAACACCGTTAAGAATTGGGCTAACCAGCTCACCAGCATGGCCGCGAACACCGCTTAAAGAGCCATCGTAGACAACTTTCCAGTAGCTAGTTGTAAGGTGAGTGTAGCCAGCATAAGAACATTCAACACCCTCAAGGCTGTTTATAACTTGGGCAACGTGCCTAGGGCAAGCGCCAACAAACTCAACTTCAATTCCGAAACTCTTGTTGCTAATTACTGGTAAATTTAACATTTTCAAGCACCTTTTATGGGTTGGTTTCTTTCTCTCTACATAATTTATTATACAGAGTTTAGTATTATAAACAACCTTTACTGAGAATTAATTGCACATATTGTGCGTTTTTTTATTCGTTTCGGGCTTTTCTCTCCGCAATCCATGATGTACAATGTGTTTTTGACTTACAAAAAGAGTGTCAGATGACTACAATTCACGCCAAAGATATGACAGAAGTTGCTGTTGACAGCTTAATTCCTTATGACAGAAATCCTAACATTCACTCAAATGAGCAAATAATTCAGATTGCAAATAGCATCCGAGAATGGGGTTTCACAGTCCCCATATTGATTGATGAGAAGCAAGTTGTGCTTGCGGGGCATGGTCGTTTGTTTGCGGCTAAATCTTTGGGAATGGAAACAGTCCCATGTATAACGGCAAAAGGCTGGTCAGATACTCAGAAAAAGGCGTACGTCATTGCGGACAATAAGTTGTCAGAGGGTAGTGAGTGGGATAGCTCTTTGTATTTTGCGGAGCTTAAAGAGATCAATAGTTCAGGCTTTAGTCTTGATTTAATTGGTTTTGATGAAAACATTTCCTTAGATTTTGAGCCAAATATGAATCCGACAACCTCTTATTCTGATATTAACGCAGGGGATATTTCAAAAACTCAAGATTCAATGAGCGCAAATATGGATAAGTTGACAGGTGATCGCTCCGCTCAAGGGACTGAGGTTATGTGTCCGTATTGTGCAGAGAGCTTTACGTTTGATGGAATCTAAATCTCAAGAAGATTTATCAAATAGGCTTCATCTCCAGAGGTGGATTTTTGCCAAAACGATGCCAAAAAATCCTCACTATTACACCTTAAAAAAGAGCTGGAAGTTCCCAGAAGCCTTTGAAGAGAGCGTTATTTTAATTAGAAAATATGGAATAGAAGAGAAGTTTCGTGGATGGCCTTATATTTGTTTTAATTTTGATGGGTATAAATATTGGACTATGGGTGCGCCTGTATCTGAGACAATCCTTATAAACAGAAAGCCGACGGAGTAAAATATGATTACTAAAATAGGAAAGCATAAGGTTCAGCGATCAGACGTAATGAACGGAATTGATATCCTAATGAGTGGATTTCAAGCTGATTTTTTATATAGCGACCCTCCTTGGGGGCAGGGAAATCTTCGGTACTGGCAAACCATCAACAAAAGACACACAGGCAGAGAGAAATCTGACATTGATTATGCGGAGTTTTTGCCTTTTTATTTTAATATGGCATATAAAAACATAAAAGATCTGGCTGTAATTGAGTACGGAGTAGGCTGGAGGTCAGATGTTATTTCTGTCTGCAAAGAGTCAGGATTTACACATCACGGTGTTTACACGTCACGGTATGGGTCTGCGGCCAAACTGTTGCCTTTAGATGTTCATATTATATCCAAAAGCGGCACCTTCAAAATGCCTGACGAGGCTTATTTTACTGAAAAATGCTATGAACTAAGGGGGCAGAAGCTGGTCAGTTTTATTTTTAATTACTTGCTTCCTAAAGATGCGGAATCGGTATTAGACCCTATGTGTGGTATGGGATATACAGCTCAAGCAACAGTTGATAAGGGATTGATATTTTACGGTAATGAGCTAAACGAAAAGCGATTAGAAAAAACAATCGCTAGATTGAGTAAGGATTGCAAGTAGTGTTTTATCATACGGCTTTGAAGAACAGATCTGTTACCTACAAAGGGATAAAAGAGACCGCTAGGATTGAGCATCACAATGGAATTATGTTGAAGCATGATTTTGTATCTGACGGTTTAGCAGTTGATTTTAATGAATGTGACATTTTGTATTCTGAGCCTCCTTACGCTCCTAGTGGATTAAAGGTTTTTAATGAGCGGGCTGGTATAGAGGATATAAAATTTAACGATTTAATTGAAGCCGTATCTAAAATTCTACTTGAGTGGACTAAGCCAATATATCTTATTATGAGTGCAACAAACCTAGCAAAGTTGCCAAGTCCAGATGTGATTGTAGAGACTACTTTAAATGGTGATGTGGTTTCAATGGGTGTCTGGAATGATGAAAACCCGACTCTACTCTCATCAACAGAACTTATCTGCCAAAGACTTGGCTCTAGGTATAAATGCCTAGGTGATTTTACTTGCGGATATGGCTATCCAGTTAAAAATTTTATGATAGGTGGAGGCCAAAGGTTTGTGGCATCAGACTATGATGGAAAGTGTATTACGGTTATTTCAGGACAAATGAATAAACTATGAAAATTTTTCTAAAAGATAACGTATTTGACCAAGCCATTGAAAGAATTACTTTCTTGTTCCGAGAGTTTGATGAAGTGGTAGTTAGCTTTAGTGGGGGCAAAGATAGCACCGTAACGCTTGAAATGGCGCTGTTAGTTGCTGAGAAAGAGGGCAAATTACCCCTTACAGTGATGATGCTTGACCAAGAGGCCGAGTGGCAAGCTGTTGTTGATTACGTTAAAAGGGTCATGTACCGCGACGAAGTGACCCCTCACTGGCTACAGGTGCCTATCAAATTATTTAATGCGACCACTATGGATTACCCTTGGTTGAACTGCTGGGATTTAAATGAAGAACACATGAGGGAGAAAGACCCTATAAGCATCAAAGAAAATACTTACGGTACTGATCGCTTTTATAATATGTTTCCCAAGTATCTGGCAAAGCATTACAAGGGTAAGTCAGTTGCTTTACTAGGGGGTGTCAGAGCAGAGGAAAGCCCAAACAGACGAGCAGGTTTGACTAATGGGGCTACCTATAAAGATATAACCTATGGCAAGGTCTACGATGAGAAGCAAGGCCATTATGTTTTCTATCCTTTGTATGATTGGAGCTATACCGATATTTGGAAAGCAATTCACGACCACAGTTGGGATTACTGCAAAATATATGACGAGTTTTATAGGTATGGGATAGCCCCAATAAAAATGCGGGTGAGCAACCTTCACCATGAAACGGCTGTAGATCAGTTATTTTATTTGCATGAGCTAGAGGGTGACACTTGGAATGCGTTAACTAAAAGACTTAAAGGCATTAATCAAACTAAGCATATGAAAAAAAATGAAATGTTTAGGGCTAATGAGTTGCCGTTTATGTTTAAAGATTGGAGGGAGTACAGAGACCACCTTTGCGACAATCTAATACAAGATGATGGCATAAGGAAAAAGCTAGAGAAAAAGCATTTATGGATGGATGGAAAGTTTAGTGATATGAATAACATCCATGAAATGTACAAAACCCAGATACTAGGGATACTTGCCAATGATTTTGAGTTTGCAAAAATATCCAACTTTCTTGGTAGACCAGAAACAATTAATTTTCTTAAATTCAAAAGGGGGTTAGAAATAAACTGGAATCGTCCAGAGAGAGACCTTAGGTTCATAAAGCCACATCAGAGAGGCACTACCCATGAGTGATATACCAAACCAACCAATTAGCGATGTTTTATGGGTTTCTGTTGATGACGTAGAGCCAAACGACTACAACCCTAACTCAGTTGCAGGGCAAGAGATGAAATTGCTACATACCTCAATCAAGCACGATGGTTATACACAGCCTATAGTTACAATCTACGATGAAGAAAAAAAGAAGTATGTGATTGTTGACGGCTTCCACAGATACTTTACCTGTAAGAACAACAAGGATATATTTGACACCACTCAAGGTAGGGTTCCAATAGTTGTAATCAAGAAAGATATTAATGAAAGAATGGCCGCTACAGTTAGGCACAATAGGGCAAGGGGACAGCACTCAGTAAGTGGCATGTCCAGTATGGTATTCTCTATGCTTGATAACGGTTGGAAGGATGAAGAGGTATGCAACCACTTAGGGATGGAACCTGATGAGTTGCTTAGGTTAAAGCATATCACTGGATTCTCTAAGCTCTTTGCAGATACCGAATATAACAAAGCATGGGTAACAAAACACCAGATACGAATTAAGAAAGAATTTAAAGATTCGGAAAAGATAGAAAATAACGGTAACGGTTAAGCATATGGCAATCAAGTTAACAGAAGATTTAAAACTAGCGATTAGAGATGAGTTTGTTCACGGAGTAACTAACGAGGAGGGTGTGAGACAGTACCCAACTATGAAGGCTCTAGTGATAAAGCATGGGGTATCCAGCACTACCCTTTACAGCTACTCATCAGATGAGAACTGGCAAGGCCAGAAAAACCAAGTTCAGACAGACATTCAAGAGAAGGTTGATGCTGATAGGGTTGAGCGAATGGTGTCTGACAGCAAAAGGCTAGACGATACGGCCATCCAGATAGCTCAAGCACTATTAGGTAGGGTAGGCCGAAAGCTACAAAAGGCTTATCAAGCAGAAGCTAACAACCCCGCTGTTGAGGCTATATCTATGCAAGAGCTACAGGCGGCTTCTCACGTTGCACAGAACGCCCAAAAACTTGGGAAACTCGCACTAGGCGAAGCGCAGGAAATTTCAAAGGTATCCGCAAATGTCAGCAATCCAGAAGCCTTCCACCGAGTTATGGACCAACTTGACGAGCTTGCGAACGCAAAGTCACAAGGCGGTAGCAAGTCTCTACACTGATTGGCTATCTACAGCTAGGCCGACTCAACTAACTCCAGTTGGTGATTGGAATATATGGCTCATCCTTGCTGGCAGAGGGTGGGGTAAGACTAGAACAGGGGCATCCGATGCGTTGCTTTACGCTCTTAGAAATCCAAATGTTCAGGTAGCCGTCCTAGCTCCTACGTTTGGAGATATTAGAAGGGTTGCCTTTGGCGGGGTGTCAGGGATACTAAAAACCTGCCCAGAGGAGTGTATGCTCAAGGGTAGGGGTCAGGGTTACAATTCATCTGCATCTGAAATACGCTTGTTTAATGGCTCTATAATTTATGGGTTTTCTGCTACTGAGCCAGAGCGTTTACGAGGTCCACAGTTTCACAGAGCTTGGTGTGATGAGCTTGCGGCATGGAGATACCCAGAAGCCTTTGACCAGCTAATGTTTGGCTTACGTCTAGGTGAGAACCCCAAGTGCATCATTACCACCACACCCAAGCCCACGCCTCTCATCCGTAAGTTGCTAGATAGAAAGGATGTGGTAGTTACTACAGGTAACACCTTTGAGAACTCCGATAACTTAGCGGCATCTACGCTGGCCATGCTAAAAGAAAAGTATGAAGGGACTGCGCTGGGTAGGCAGGAACTCTATGCGGAAGTGCTTGATAACTTAGAAGGGGCGCTATGGAATCACAGCATGATAGACGCTTGCAGGTTGCCGAGAGACACTAAGCCAGAGTTCACTAAAATAATTGTAGCGGTTGACCCAGCGGTTACTGCTAACGCTGATTCTGACGAGTCAGGGATTGTTGTAGTAGGAAAAGACGCTGAGAAGAAGTATTATCTGTTAGATGATCGTTCTGGTGTCTATACTCCAAACGATTGGGCAAGGCTCTCTGTAGAGCTTTATCACACATGGCAAGCTAACCTGATCGTTGCGGAAGTTAACAATGGCGGTGATTTAGTTGAGAGTCTAATTAGAAGCGTTGATGTAAACTGCAAGTATAGATCGGTTCATGCTAGTAGAGGAAAGATGCTTAGAGCGGAGCCAATATCAGCGTTATACGAGCAAGGCAAAGTCCACCACATTGGAATTTATCCAGAGCTAGAAGAGCAGATGTGTACTTACACAGGTGACAGGCCAAAACCCTCCCCCGATAGGCTTGATGCCTTGGTATGGGGATTAACTGAATTAAGCAAATCATCAGGTGATATTGCTTGGAGAATTTCATAATGGCTATATTTGATAGGTTTAGAGCGAAGACAGTAGAACCAGTAAGCACCAAGAACTCATCTATGGTCGGGTATTTCGGAGTAGGGTCTACCCAGCCAACAAACTACCAATACGAAGATTTAGCATCAGAAGGGTACATGAAGAACGCTATCGTTTATCGGTGCGTTAATGAAATAGCAAAAGGTGCGTCAGGTGTGCCGTTCAAGATATGCAATGCTGAGGGGGATGAAATAGAGAACCATCCAGCTAAAACCCTTCTTAATAGACCCAACCCACTTCAAAGCTATTCTGAGTTTATGAACGCCTTATTTGGCTATCTTCTTTTATCTGGCAATAGCTATATGCTCAAGGTGGCGGGTATTAGTAACGTCCCTAAAGAATTGCACCTTCTCCGTCCCGATAGAATTACCATTAGCGGTGGTCGCGGTGCTATGCCAGCAAGGTACGATTACAAGGTAAACGGACGAACTGAGGCTGTTTATGATGTAGACCAAGATAGCGGATTTAGTGAGTTAAAGCAGACTAAGCTATGGAACCCGCTTGATGACTTTTACGGCCTATCACCACTTAACGCGGCCGCTGTTGAAGTTGACCAACATAACCTATCAAGCAAGCACAACATTAACCTTCTCAATAATGGAGCTAGGCCATCAGGTGCAGTTATATTTAAGCCTAAAGATTCAGACGGTTTTGCAACCAGCCTAACCGCAGGGCAACGACAGCAACTTATGACTGACCTAAATAATAGGTTCTCTGGAACTGATAATGCAGGTAGGCCGATGCTGTTAGAGGGTGATTTTGATTGGAAAGAGATGGGGCTGTCACCCAAGGATATGGACTTTATTAACCTAAAACACATGAGCGCAACCGATATTGCCATGTGTTTTGGCGTCCCTAGTCAGTTGGTTGGCGTGCCAGACTCACAAACTTACTCAAATGTAGCTGAGGCGCGATTGGCTCTTTACGAAGAAACAATATTGCCTATGCTATCAAAGGTTCAGTCAGATATTAACGAATGGCTTATGCCTCAGTTTAGTGAGGATGTTTTCTTTAAGTTTGATACCGACGAGATACCAGCCTTATCAGAACGCAGAAAGAGAATTTATGAGAATGTTATCGGTGCAGTAAAGGAAGGCATCATGACTAGGAACGAGGCAAGAGAGCGCCTTGGCCTAAACGCTATTGATGGAGCGGATGGCTTGTTGGTTAACGCTAGTTTGTTCCCTTTGAATGAAGGGCTTCCCGATGCTCCAGTAGAGGAAGAAGATAGCAAGGATTATGAGCTGTATGACGATTCTAAGGCACTATCTGATATAGATTCAACACCAAGCAAGGCTATGTCTCAGGAAGCGCAGAGAGGGCTAGATTGGAGAAAAAAGCATAAAAGGGGCGGTACACAGGTAGGCGTGACTAGAGCTAATCAATTAGTTGATCGCCAGAAGCTGTCCCTTGATGTGGTTACTAGGATGCACAGTTACTTTTCCCGCCATGAAGTAGATAAGCAAGGCGCAGGGTTTAGCCCATCTGAAAAGGGTTACCCATCAGCGGGGAGAATTGCTTGGGCTTTGTGGGGTGGTGATGCAGGGCAATCTTGGGCTAAGGCTAAGAGAG